ATCTCCTTGGTATATTAGTTCTAACACAGCCGCTTCTATACATGAACGAAGTGACCGTGTCACTGATTCATTTTCTGTGACCCCATCTTCAATTTCTATCAGTTGAGTATCTAAGTCAATGAATTTAAAAACATCATAACCTTGCGCTACCGCTAAAATGGTTTTTGATGTCTGTACATTTAACAAAATTTCTCCTGTCAAAGTACTCACAGCTCTTAAGGACACGGTGACCATATCTCTTCGGTATGCAGTACTAGTACCTACACCCAAAGTTCTTGCTCCCGCTCCACCAGTCTCAAGATTGGTATCAAATCCTATGACACCGCCTTCGAGAATGATTCCGGCGAATAGTAGGGGAGCTAACCCTGTTTCTTCTTCGCCGTATTGTTCTCTTGTTGTTCTAACTATTTGTCTTTCTCTTGTTAAGTGATCGATTCCTACACGTTCTACTACTCTAAACCATGTACCATTACCAGCGGTTTTTAGTGCATCGATTAACATTGTTGCTGCACCTTGTGTGACTGCTGTACTAAACATAGCTACATCACCTTTTTGTTTTCTTTGTCCGGTTTGGTCATTAAAAGAATATACCGCTACAACTGGTTGTTTTTCTGGTGCTGGTAATCTTAATAATTCTTCGTAAGTAGGTAATCTAACTACCTCTGGTGCTTCTTTACATTCACCATGCTGCTTCATTATTCCTTTTGTACAAGTATCTGTCATACTAGGAATACTAGCACAACTACTTACTATTGCAGCAAGCAGTATAATAGATAAATATTTAACCTGTTCCTTCACCAGCTGTTCCTGCTCCTATTGGTATAACTATTGTAGTTTCTGTTCCATCTTCACCTAAAATAGTCATGACAATAACATCATCCCCTTCAGTACAAGACCATTGGGTTGAATCACATGTTGTTTTTTGATACGTAATAGTATTTCCTTCTAATACAAAACTTCCAAATGTTGTTTCTGAACATGTTCCAGCAGCAATAGCTTCTGTTGTACATGTCTTAAACAAATTTTCTACCATCTGTTTAGATAATTGGGCGTATATTCTACTTTCTAAGTTTCGAATAAATTTAGCTAGTGTAGTATTTTCTAATTCTCTTTGTTGTGCTTTTAACTCAGCTTCTATTTTATCTTCTAAAGCATCTCTTCTAGATTTTTCTTGGTTCTCAATAGTAAGATAATGTGCTGAAGTTCCTATTCCACTAAATGATGGATTTTTAAATTTGTGTACTAATTCGTCTCCCCAAACATTCTGGGAAACAGTTAATAATAAAAATATACCTACGACGATTAATACGAATTGGTTATTCTTCATCTTTTTTCTTCTCATTCTCCTTATATTCTAATACAACATCTACTTTTTGTTGTAATCGAATTAAATCATTATCGAGCATTCGAACTTGGTCGATTACCCTTATTAATTGGAAATGCATTTCTTCTATCTTCGGGTCTAGTTCGTTAGTTACGAAACTCCAAACATAATATACAAAATAACCTAAACCAACCACGGCAACTGCCGGGAATCCGAATTCGGAAATAAGTCCCGCTATATCCATTAATCTCTCCTGGTATCAATTTTCCCGTCTTCTACAAAATTCTCTGCACGGGCGACACGCTCAATATCGGGTCGTAGTTCTAAAGCAGATGAAACTAACATATCAATCTTAATCATTTCATTATTCATTGCTCTTACTCTGTTTTCTAGGCTTTTACTAAAAGCATTTAGAGTATCAATCTGGTCTAAAACACCACCTAATATTTGTTTAATAATTAAAAATATAAAGAATCCGGAAACGATTGCACCTGCTATAGGTAAACCGACTTCCGCAATCAATTGAAATACATCTTCCATACGAGTATTTATAACGTTTATTGCTTTAGAATGGGATTAAAATCCAATAGAAACACCGCATCCACATGATGCAGTTTCTGCTGGATTAAAGATTTTAAACTGTTCGTTTATGCCTTCTTTGATATAATCAAGAGTAGCATTCTCCAAATATGGAATACTTATCTCATTAATTACTATTTTGAACTTACCAAAGTCTAAGATGTGATCGCTTGAATCAATAACATCATCAAACTCAAAAAGATACTCAAAGCCAACGCAACCCCCAGCAGTGACACCAACACGTATAGTATCTCTACCTTCACTCTCTGTTCTCTTAATCGCTTGAGATACCGCTGCATCAGTTAGTTCCAACATTTTGGTTATGTCTCCTATGAGCTGTTTTATCTTCCCAATCACTAATTGCTTTACGGATAGTTTCTTCAGCCAACACAGAACAATGCAATTTTATAGGAGGTAATTCTAAAACATCAGCAATATCTTTATCTTTGATTTGCTTTGCTTCTTCTAGTGTTTTACCTTTTAACATCTCAACAAACATAGTGGATGAGGCAATTGCTGAACCACATCCATACGTTTTAAATTTGACATCTAATATCTCATCAGTCATTGGGTCTAATTTTAGGTCTAATTTCATAACATCACCACATGCTGGTGCACCCGCTAGACCTGTCACAACGTTTGGGTCCTTAGGATCGAACCTACCAACGCCGTGTTTTGACGGGTTTTTTAGTACATCTTCAAAGCGATCTACTACTTTATTTGAATACGCCATTAGTTAGCAAATGCTACGCTTACCGCTAATGAAGTTGCCACTCCTAATAATTTATCTGTAGGAGCTTTTTGCATGTAAACTACTTCATTTGCTGCTAGTGTGACAGTACCTATTACTTGTCCACCAGAATCTGTATGAGTAATTATTTGTACAGAATTTTTATTATTATGTACTCGTACCAATTTAGCAAAACCAACATCAGATGCTGAAGATAAATTACCTTCAGGTGCTAATACTCTTAATACTTGCATTTTTATACCTCTTCTAATCGTGACATTAATCTCTCTGCTCGATTTGTCACTTGTTTATACCATCGGGAATCTCTTCCTTCTGCAGCTGCGGTTTTCCAATCACCGTTTTGTAATGCGGTGTTATGTTTTTTAAATTTACTGAGTCTAGTTCTTCCCATGTTAAACATCATATTAGCTATAACTTGTTTAACCTCTTCTGGATAACTATCCCAGTTCTCGTGTAAGATTTTGCAATCTTCCAAAACTATAATTACATCTTTCGCAAAACATTCCTTAACACGTTCTTCTGTGACAGGAGTGCCGAGCGGTAGCCCATGTTCTTCGTCTCGTTCAGTGACAAGATGGCCGATGCCGAATGTAGGATAACCAAGATGGTCATTATATATTTCATTTACTTGTCCCTCATCTATTATAAGTTGTTCTCTCAATTTATCAATATTCATAAAGTATTTTCTCCTGGAGAATATATCATTCTCCTCTCTAATTCTATCCCAGAATCTTTTATTTATATTAGATATAGTTTCTGACGTAAGCTTTAACATGTTTAAATTTATCTTCTTCTGTGTTATACACTATACCAAAACACATTGTTTTGTCTTCTAATTCTGGTATCATCTCTTCTGGATAAGGAAAAACAAAATCATTTACTGCACACCATTCCATCATTGATGCAGTGTTTGTTGTAAAGTACCAATCTAATTCTGGTGAAACTGTTCCATCTTCATTATGTAGCGTTGCATAAAATGGGTTTACTAAGTAATATCCAGGGAAAGATGCATCTAATTTATTTCTTATTTCCTCTGATATTTGATGAAATGGAACTACAACTTTTAATTGTATGTGTTTTGTTGTTCTATCCATTTTTAAACCATACCATGCATTATTATATCCAATAGCTTTTTCTCTTATTTCTAGAGTTCTTTCGAATCCACCGTCTTCTGGTGGAAGAGTCTGATGGGGCTCTAAGTTAAAGTGGTCTAGTCCTTTTTCTGGGTCAGATGAAAATACATCGTAGTCATCATAGTGTTCATCCAATTTATATTTCTCTATTAATTCATCTGGTATAACGTCCCATTGATATAGTGAAAAGATTTCATTTTCATATCTATCAGATTTGTATTGGGTAAACAACGCCATATCATATTCTTCGCCACTCTCACCAAAATTTTTATGAATATAAACATCTGGAAATTCGTCTTTTACTTTTAAAGCTATTTCAGCTCCTTGTTGTGTTTCCGGAGTAAAATCTACTCTACAAATAGAACCGTTCATATAGGTATCATCACGTATTGATGTATTCCCATAATGTCTTTGTAAGTAATGGTTTTTTGGAACTAATGTGTAATTTATCCATGTTTGTAATGCCCATTGTTTTGTATATTCAATAGTGTCATCCTCTTTTATTGGAACCTCTATAGTTAAATTAGAATAGTCCGGATGGTAAATACTAAGCATTCCATTAGTTATGGAAAATTGTAAGTTGTCTTTTATTCTTCTCATAGTTTATATAGTAATTTGGAAACTTCCAGTGACGTTCTGATACGCGTTGTTAGAATAGGCATTTACTCCTCCAAAGTGAGTTGTGTATAGATACCCGGTTGGGTAATTAAAACTTGTACCAGCTGAACCCCATTGGAAGCTAGCATTTGGTGCTGTACCTGAAAATGTTGCATCTGTTCTTAAAAGTGTATAGGACGATCCATTTTGACTTCCAAATGTCACACTGGTCCAACCTGAATTTGAATAAGTTGCATTTGCATTATTTGAAATATTTAGAGTAACAATTCCTCTTGCATTTTGAATTCCACCGTTTGAAAAACCGGTGACTGTATGAGTTGCACTGACTCCCATAAGAGTTCCTGTAAAGGTACTATTACTAAAAGAACTAGTCGAATCGGTGTTGGTACTAGGAGCATATTGTCCACCTGAAGCAAAAGAATATCTATGAGTAAATGTTCCTTGAAAAGCAGTAGAAGCCGGGGGAACAACGCCTCCACGGAATTCTCCAATAGCTATTTCACTCCCAGCAGAAGTAGATATACCAGCTGCTCCTACATTATATGAAGGATTTGCAGCATGAACATTAAAACTATTTCCCCATGTTCTAATATCAGAATCATTTAAAGAAGCTTGACTATTAGAACTTCCACCTGCCACGAGATGTATATCGTTTATGCTTATATTACTAGTTGGTAATGCCATAATTATTTAACAATTGCAGATATTAAATCTTCGAATTGTTCTACTTTTTCTACTCTGTTTGGCCAAAGAATATATTCTTTCTCTGGATTCTTTTTTAAATTTGTTAAAAGCGGCTGAATAGCATTATATAATTTATTTAGTTTATCTTCAAGTTCAGATGCTTTCGATGATGTTGTTTCTAATTTACTAGTTGATTTCTGAACTGCTTCTAGTTCTGATTCGTCTACCGCAGTAAATCCAAAATCAAATTGGTCTATATCTATACTCATATCTTTTCCTCTTTAGTATTTATACGACTATAATCCCAGATCTTTGCCCCAAGGACCTTCATATTTTGGTCCTTCGTCTCTATATTTTTTCTTTCTGGGAATAACCTTTGTTTTATCTTTATGTACTTTAGACATTGCATGTTTAGGCGTTTCTTTACGCACAAATATTTTATTCCAAGCTTTTTCAAATTGTTCTTGGCTAACTATTTGTGGTCTACGCTTCGATCCTTTTCCTGACAAGTTTAACTCCTCTCTTATGTAAAATGTTTCTAAACTTTTGTTTGTGTTTAGGTTTTGCTTTATTTAATTCTTCAATCATTTGTTCGTTAGACAATGTATGAATATAATAGTTAATAATAGAAACCCTTTTGGTTTGTCTATCTATTTTCTTTTCTGTCTTTTTGTATTTTGCTGGCATTATTTCACCTTTTTAATTCTACCTTTATCATCTGCTTTCCACGCTTCAAAGTCTACATCATTATAATCAGATTGTAAATTTAATAATGCTTTTAAGTTCGACGTGTCGTCGTCAAATAATCTAATTCTTTTATAATTACCGGTATCTAGGAACTGGCGAAAGATTTGTTCTTTCGCAGAAGCACTAGAACCACCTATGTTTCCTGCTCGATGTATATGTGCTTTGTCAATATCAATACCATGCGATCTAAATGTATTTAAGAATAATTCTTTATCATCCATATCTGCACGTGCTGTGACTATCACTACATCCGAACCTTTTTTAACAGCATTCTTTAAGATAGCTTTAAACTTTTGTATCATTCGACCAATTGGTAATGCAGTTTTATTAAAAAGGTCTGCAGATTTAAATTGACCAAAATCGTATGTTTCTCCTTTTCCTAAAGTATATGTGTTAAATTGTTTAGGTGGAAGTACCTTAATTACTTTGCCGTCTTTTTTTACTTGTACTCTTGCTTTTGTTTTAAACATAGTATCGTCAATATCAAAGATTGTTAAACCTTTAGTTCCTTCGGATATATATTGTTTAAACTTCTGCATAGTAGTATTATACCATAAAAAATGGTATTTGTAAACTACTATTTATGCTAAAAGTGTTTTCTAATTGTTTCTATTTTATCGTCAGCTTCTGCTATTTTAGCAATTTGCGTTTCGATAGCTTCAACAATATCTGGATGTTCGCCAATACCAGCAGCATTACTTTTATAAACTTCGATGTTTGCTTTTGCAACAGCAATCTCACCTTCTAGTTTTAAAATCAAAGCTTCCAATAATGGACCTACATAACTATGACCGCTCATTTGTTTCTCCGTTTAAATTCTGATATAGTATCTATCAAAGGTTGTGTCCAATCATCGCGATCTTCCTCGAAGATTTGCACACCTTCATCACCTGCAATACATATAACTAAATTCTTAATCGGCATACCTGTTCTTTCTTCCCACATAATTGCATACGCTGCCGATTGCATAAAATAACCAGAAATCCATTCTTTCTTTTTCCACTTACGAGATGTTTTCCAATCTATAATACTTCTTTTATTATTCCAAATACCAACACAATCTACTGTACCAGCAACACCTAAATGTTCTGAATACATTTTCTTTTCTATTGCAAATACTTCTGATAGACTTGTTTCGATAGCTGGTGTGACATCTTTCATTACTTGCAAATCTAATAAGTTAACATCTACATTCCATTCTTCGTTTGCAATAAATTTTTCTATTAGTCCATGTACCTTTGTTCCACGTTTAGATGCTTTAGTACTAATACGATTTGCTTCTTCTTCACCTACACGTTTACGCCATGCCATAATAGCATCTTTATTTAGAATAGATAATACTCTTGTAATACTAGGATATTCGTTTCCCTTTTCGTCTACGTATACCCGTCCTGACTTTCTATTTTGTTGGTCTAAACTTTCTTCGTTATATTCGACCGGGGTATGTTTAAAATTACCAACCGCCATCGCCTTTTCCTTTTTCCTTTTTCTTAAAATGAAACTTACCAGATAATCCTGCTAATACAAATACGGTACATGCAAAAATAATACCTGCACATATTAGAAGTGCTTCTAAAATAATAATAACATTCATATCATACACCTTCTCTTTTTCTCCTTTGTCTTCTTAAATGTCTTAAGTATCTTCTTGCATTCTTCTCTTCGATATATTCTTTATACCACTTTGCCCATAATAAAAAAGCAAAGATAACAAAGATAAGAATAAATTCTACCATTTATCTAGGTTAACTCCTCGAGTATTAAATGTTCCCATGGCTCTATTCATTCTATAATCAAATGGTACACTAACGCTAAATGGATCGGACATTCCTGTACCTACCCATTCACCAACATTATAAATTGTAGATGGATTTACGTGGTCTAAATATTTATCTACAAACATATTATTTTTTTCGCACCATTCTTCTATCTCTTCGTATGTTCCATATACTAAAGTACCCATTTTATATTCGCTGTGGTCAGCGTGTAGTACTCTTGCTATTTCTTGATGTGATATACAACCTGAATTACTCATTATTTTCCATCCGCGTATCGATGATTAACTTCACTGTGATGTTGTTCATCTGCTCTTACTTTTTTAATTAAATCTGATAACTTAGCGTCACTACTCATATCATAATATTGTATTGCTAAATGTGGTGCTGGGGTATTTACAATTGTTCCATTCTCTACTAATTCTAAATATTCTGTATAACTAACAACTGCTTCTTCTTCAAAATAAGCTATCATCCTATGTGCTGTTTTATAAGATATAATATATATTAGAAAATAAAACAACATAAAAATTCCTTGTGCTAATAAAACTAACCATCTTTCAAACCAATTTGGTTTAACTAATTGTACAAAAAACATTAAATGCATTCTTTCGTTTTCTGCTTCAGCTAACATTTCTCTTATATCTGGACCATATCCAGTTTTCATTTTACGTAAACTTTTTAAATGCAACCACATACCAGCTACCATTCCCGGTACTCCTGCAATTGTTTCTAATACAATAGCTCTATGACCATATCTTTTTGCAAAGAACGTATCCGCAATAAAGCGGAAGAACTTTGTCATAGATTTTGCAAACCAATCACTCATTAGAATAAAGTTGCTGGTGTCATATCTAAACAAACCTCTTGGCCAACTTCTGTTTTACCACATAACATTGTACCATTTAATCTATCTTGACAGACTGGATTTCCTTTGTTGTTAAAAAAACATATATTTGTATTCTCTTTTATTCCCCAGTTTTTATCGGTTAGTGGAATACTAGGCATTACACTACAAGCTGAAACAATCAAGCTGAAAATGAAAACACCTATTAAAGGACTAAAATTGATTAAGATATTCTTATTCATTTTGTTCGTATATTTTCTGCGTACCTTTTCGGTAAACCTTTTTTAATTTTATCCTGCACTTCTTTCCAGCCATCTCCAGCTTTCTTAAGTGTAGACCCTTCTTTCCCAGTAATTAAACCAGGTGCTTTGGAATAGTATCTTTTTATTTGCGGATGCTTTTCCATAAATTCTTCTGCTTCAGAAAAAGACATCATTACTTCAAATATCTCTTCTGTTTCGGTATCTTTAAATTCATACAGTGGCATTTGCTTTTTCCCAGTGTTCTCCAACCCATTGTTCTTTTTTGTATTTCTTTTCGTAAGCATTTGGATTAAACCAATCGGGTTGTTTACGTTTAGTCCATACCATTGGCATATAAGCTAACTTAGTATGGTAAAAATTCTTATATGATTCTACCGCACATTCTGTCATACAATCTGGAAATGCTTTCATTGCTAATGCAAAGTCTGTCATTCTTCCACGTGGTATATTGTGAGGTACCTTTTCTAAAGGTCCTCTTAATCTTGTATCTGTACCATGGACTTTATTATATCTATATGTATACTCGTCGCATAATCCAACAAAATGTAAATAGTGCCAACGATAGTTATGTATAGATTGCATTGTCCAAGTAGTGCATGGATGATACATGTGAACAGCTTTATATAATATATCTTCGCGCTCGTCGCGAAAGACCCATTTCTTTTGAATTGTTTTTCCTGACTTAGATGGACCACGAGTGACCTCGGCATCTAACATTCTGTGCGCTGTAGAAAGCATTTGACCCGATTCTACAATCATTTTAACTATATGCTTATCGCATTGCATTTGTGCTGCGACAACGGGATTTCTATCTAATACAAAAATATTCATAATGTATATTATACCATAAAATAAAGCGTTTGTAAACCTTTATCCTTTTATCACTCCAAGAACCCAATTTTCAGCAGCATCTTCTGCGTACTGTTCATTGTGTTCGTACATTTCTCTTCTTTCAACTAAATCGTCATGAGCATAAAATTCCACAAAGTATCCTTCATAGGCGTGAAATACTTTAGCTGTTTTCGATCCATCTTCCGACAAAAACGTATGTTTTAATGTAGAAGTTGTCATTACCATATTAGTGTTTAACCCTAGCGAACCAGGGTTAAACCCTGACTCTATCCTCCTATTGTTTGTAATTCTTTTATATGTTGTTTCAGACCTAAAGCTTTCTTTTCATTTTTATAAGCTAAAGTATCTTTCCCTCTCGACTTCAATCGTCTTTTATAATGAATTGTCTCTCTGTAATCTTTCTTGAGACGTTCCAAATCTGTAATCATAAGCAATCTCCATGTTGTGATTAATTAAAATTACATAACGAAGGATTATTCCATAGGCTATTTCTCCTTTTTCTGTGTTGTTGTTTTCCTTACCGCTTTTACGATAAGACCTGGAAAAGCTTCATCTACTAAAGCTTTTGTTAAACCTTTTACTTTTAATTTTCTATCTTTTGCTGCAACTAATACATCAGCTTCTGTTGGATGTATTGATTCTAGTATATTTAAAAAGATACCTTCTCTACGAATAGGTTTTACTTGATTTGCAAATGGACCTTTAAAAAAGTATTTAAATTGTTTGTGAAGTCTGAATAACGAATTAGCCGAATAACCTTTTGGAGCATCGTCTTTTTCATAAGGTGGTGCACCTGCTGGTAATACTGAAACGACATCAGCATCAAAGTTTATTCTTAAAATATCTTGTAA